CGTGATGCGCGTCGGGCCGCACGCAGCAGTCCACGCCGAACAGATCAAAGCGCACGTACCCCTGCATCCGCAGCAGCCACAGCGCGCGACTGATCACCGTGCAGCCGCCCGGCACGGCGGCCCAGCGTTTTAGGTAGTAGGCATCGAGCGCGTCCTTGACCGGGCCCTCCACGTTGTCGGCCAACGGGTGATAGATCCACACGCGCTCGCGGCCCTCCACCGCGTCCCAGACGGCAGGATGGCACTGGCTGGCGATCAGGTAGGCACAGTCGGGGACGGCGGGCTCGACGAACCTGGCGTTGAACGCGCGCGCGTCGAGCAGCACCTGGGCGGACGGCTTGAGATGGCGCGCGAGGGCCCAGTGGTAGCTGCCGTTGGCCGTGACGAGCTTGGCGCCGTGATGCACCAGGTCGACGATGGTGTCTTCGTCGTCGGCCAGCGACGGGCCCGACCCGAGCAACACCACCGGCTCCGGGCGTATCCCGTCCTGCCGCACCAGCTGCGGATGCCCGCGCCGGATCGACGCCTGCACGTTGGCGAGGATCGCGTCGGCCTCGACGTTGAGGCACGTCTGCGACGTGTCGAACCCCACCGTCTCGATGCCGCAGTCCACGCTCATGATCGGGTCACCCAGAACACGGCCGGCCCCACCAGATCCCGTGCGTCGTCCACGCGCCCGATCTCCCCGAGCATGTCGCGCCACCAGACGAACGGCCGCACGGTCTGGTGCAACGGGCGGCCCACCCACGCCCCGAACGCATCAGGCTGCGTGCTTACACTGATCAGCACGCCACGCAGGGCGATCCGCAACAGCTGGTCCACGGCGAGCAGGGTCAGCGCCTCGGGCAGGTGCTCGAGCACATCGGTGCAGTAGACGGCGTCCACACAGCCCAGCTGCAGCTGGGGGCGCAGCGGGCGCCACACGCAGGCGCGGCGGAACGTGAGCGCGCGCGCCGCGGGCACCAGCCCGCTGTCGGTCAGGTCGCACAGGGTCACGGTGTAGCCGGCGGCGCCCAGGGCGAGCGCGCCCTTGCCGCTGCCCGTGCCAGCATCCAGCACGTGCGCGGGCGGCGGGCAGTACTCGCGCAGCACGGACACGTAGTGCTCGCCGGGGGCGTGCGCGGCGTAGGCCGGCAGCGCCCACGCGTCGTCGTAGAGCGCCGTTTCGCGATCGGCCAGCGTGGGCATCGTCAGGCCTGCAGATGGCGGTTGACCCGGGCTTCGAGCTTCGCCACGCGCGCCTCGAGGTCGCTGGCCGGCGGCGGCTCCACGGGTGGCGGCACCGTCCCGCCCGGCGTCTGCGGCATGACCGGCACGAAGGTCTGCCCGGTGATGATCCCGTAGTCCAGCGGTGTGTCCCGCCACTCGTTGACCGGCGGGTTGTCGCGGATGATCGACACGCAGTACATCCCGCTCGCGCCCAGCGTCGAGGCCATCGTGTCGGGTGACACCCTGGCACCCGGCGCCCGCGCCTTGCGGCCGATGCTGCCGTAGCGAGACGCCGCGTAGCTGGCGGCGTGTTGCATCCAGGCGTCACTGTCTGACTGTCGGAGGCCGGGATGGTGGCGGTCGGCCTGCTGGCCGCCCCAGACCATCGCCTCGATGAGGTGTGCGGGGGTCTGCATGGGTGAAGGCTCCACGGGAGGATCAACGGGCGGGTCGGTCGGCGGCGTGTAGACGGGCCACGTCGCCGGGTCGCCGCGGACCACGACGAGGCCGTCGCTGGCGCGGATGAGCACGATCAACTCAGTGCCGACCTTCGCCGCCCTCGGCTCGAACAGGCCGGGTCGGCGCAACACGACGCGCTCGATGCCGCCCGCCTGCGCGAGGATGGCGTCCTCGGTCGGATGCTGCCCCACGAGCCACGCGCCAGCCGCCTGCGGCAGCATGAGGCCGTTGACGATGCGGGCCGTGTCGGTCCACAACAGGGCCGGGGCCGTGCAGTCGAGGAACCCCTGCGATGTGCCCGACGGGTCCGTCGGCACCAGCCCGTGGAAGATGTCGCCCGTGTCGAGCGTCATGCGGGAGTAGGTCGTCGGGCTGGTCTGCCACCACACCACCACCCCATCCGTCTCGCAGCAGAACGCGCCATGCGTCTTGCCCAGGTCCGCCCACCCGCGCGTGGCCGTCCACAGGTGCGCGTGCCCGCTGTCGTGCCCCTGCCCGATGAGCACAATGCCATCCGCGCCGTCATCGGCGCGCAGGTAAAGCAGCGGCTCCGGCGCCCGCAGCTCCCACGCGGCGAGGCCGCTGGTCGCCGTGACCACGCCCTCGGCGGTCGTCCAGACGAGGCCGCCGGTCCGCGTCACGTCGCCCCAGGTGCCGGGATAGGTGGTCGTCGTGGTCACGACGGGCGCCTCCAGACTTCGGTGAAGTGCGGACTCGCGAGGAACATCCCCGGCGATACCAGCGAGGCGTCGTAACTGCCGGCGAACGGATGAAAGCCGCACGCCCGGTAGAAGCGCGTGCAGCAGGGCGAACACATCATCCGCTTGAGGTCTTCCTTGCCCAGCCGAAAGAATCGCAGCGCCTGCCAGTAGCCGTAGGACTGCCCGCGCACCGTCTCGAACCACTTCATGCCGGCGCCAAAGTCCAGCGGGTCGGTCGGGCGCAGCACCGCGTAGAGGTTCTCGCGGGTGAGGCCGTAGACGTTGACGCCACGGCCCTCACGCGACGTGATCGTGTAATTGGCGTTGAGCGCCACCTCGCTGTGCGAGACCGGGCTGAACGTCTTCACCTTGATGACCCACGACCACGGCGAGTGGCCGGCATAGAGCAAGCAATCACCCGGCTGGATCTCCGTCATCACCACACCCCCCGCACCGCAACTTCCCCCGTCCACCCCGCGTCCGGCGCGTGCCCAACGATCGCCCCGATGGTCCAGTGCGGCCCGACGCGCTCGACATACGCGAGCTGCACCGTGCCGTCACTGCGCGCGTAGGCCAGACAGACCCGCCGCGCGTCGGCCGGGATGATGCCCAGCGCCGCCTCGACGTGCTTCCGGGTCTGCTCCGGCGCGAACGGGCTGTCACTCACCGTGGCACCTCACAGCCCACCAGCGGGATCGACTCATGGGCGGTCTTGAGCGGGGCGTCCCACATCGTCAGACTGGACGCACAGACCGACCCGCACCGCACCTCGACGCCGAAATCCCCCGAGGCGCCCCACGTGCCCAGTTCCACGGCCTGCCGGCTCCGTGGCGCGAGCGTCAGCGTCCGGACGATGTCCAGCCCTATCAGCTCCACGCGCACGTCCTGAGGCGTCCTGAGCGGATTCATGAGGCCCAGCCACGTCGTGCCGTCTCGCCACCGATAACTCTCCGCGTAATACGTGACGACTACGGCACTCCCCGGAGCGCTCCCGGCGGCGCAGGGACCAAGGAAAAAGGGCTCGTCTGGTCCGTGCTCCACCCGCTGTCGATCTCGCCGCCGCCCGGCACCGGCGCGAACGCCCGCGCCTTCATGACGTAGGTGCCGAAGACAGGCCGCGGTAGCGCGTGGCGCCAGTAGCCCTCCGGCTGCGCGTCCCATTCCGCCTTCGGGACGCTGACCGTCGTCACCGGGGCCGTCGCGCCAGCGGCGAAGAAGCCCAGCTCGTACCGCGTGATAACGCTATGGTCAGCCGAGGTGAACTCGATGAACCGCGGGTTCACCGTCTGCGCCGCGCTCACGCCCGCGAACACCAGCCACAGCCCCAGTCCGAACAGCAGTCGTCGCATCATCCCTCCCAGTCGGCTCGTCGCCGTCGCCCATCCCACACCACCAACCGCGGCGAGATCCTCACGTCCACATGAACGAAGGTCGGATACCGCCCCAGTCCGTTGATCCACGTGATCTCAGTCAGGTCACGTATCACGCGCCAGAACTGCTCGACCGTCCACCCCCGCGGCGGCGCCAGGTCCAACGCCCGCCCCTCCACGTGCTGACTGGCCCGCGCCCCGCCCACCCGTCGGTTGTGCGCGGGGGTCCGATACCCCGACAGCACCCGCAGGGGCACATGCCCGCACGCCGCCCGAATCGCCTCGAAGGCGTCGGCCAAGTGACGCGCTCTGCTTTCCCGCCACACGCACGGATACGGCGTGCGCGCCAGGTCGTGGCACGCCAGCTCGTCCCACGAGAGATGTGCGGATGGTCCTTCCGCAGCATTGGCAGTAGCCATCCTCGACGGCCCCGACCCACGCTCTGCAGTGAGGGCATCCGCCATCGGGAGTCATGCTTCCTGCGCCGCCTGCCCGCGCAACTGCGCCGCCACCCGGAGCCGCGTGATCCGCGCACTCAGCGTCCCCGCCGTGGCAATCAGCGCCACCAGCAGCAGCCCGCCCTTCCGCCACGCCACCAGCTCCACCATCCAGTGCGGCATCGTCTCTGGCGGCGAGGGCAGGATCAACGAGATCACGGCCGTGCTCAGAATCACGACATGCACCACGGCCCGCAACACCTCCACGAACGCCGCCTGCCGCGCCAGCGTCCGCTGGGCTGCCGTCTGCCCCACCCCCCACAGCGCCATGACGGACGACCACTCCAACACGGCGACCACCAGCCCCACGCCGGCCACGCCGAGCTGTGCGAGTTCCAGCCACAGGTACGCATTCGCCGGATTCACCGCGGCCCCCGCTGAACCACGTCGGCCCGCTGCTTCTCCACGTCCTCCAGCGCGCCCAACTCCCGGGCCGCCGCCTCGAGCACTTCGAGCCGGGCCAGCGCCCGGTCGACCTCGTGCTGCGACGTGCCGGACTGGGCGCCGTGAATCGCGTGCCAGAGTCGCCACCACACGGTCGGCCTCTCAGTCTGGGCGTGCGCGCCCATCACACGCCTCCCGCTTTCCTCAGCGTGGCTTCGGCAATCGAGGCGATGCGGTCGTGGCGGGCCGTCCAGTCCTTGATGGACTCCTGCGCGGCTTTGTAGACGCTGCCCGGCACGATCCACCCGCGGCAGAACGCGACGACCACCCAGCCGAGGATGACCGCGCTCGTCGCCTTTTCCAGCACGGCCGTCACCAGCGCCGGATCAAGCGTCGGGGGCATGGCGTGTCTCCTCCACCGGCACCAGCGCGGGCGTCGCGTCATCCCAGCGATACGGCACGGTCGGGTCCACGCCGGCCTCGCGCAGCGCCTCGCGGTAGCGGGCCTCGGCGAGCGCCGCCTGCGCCAACACCGTTTCGCTCGTGGCCTGCAGGTAGCGCAGGCGCCAGTAGGTCGCGGCGTCCATCATCCTCACCTCGGCCCCACTTCGATCCACGACGACGAGCCGGCGTCATACAGGATCATCAGCGACTCGTCGTCGCCGATGGTGCCGTCCGTGGCGTTGGCCAGATAGATGCGCGTCGTCGGGCCGCCGCCGTTGTGTTGCACGGTGCAAGCTGCCCCGCTGACATTCACAATGATCTTGATGTCGCCATCGTTGCCGGCCGTGCAACTGGAGATCTTCGGCGTGGACGTGGCGGCCGTGAGGCGGATCACGGGGTAGTACTGGCCGGCGCTGTCGAGCGCCTGCGTGCCGGTGATCCCCTGATCGTAGGAGCCCGTGAACCACAGCCCACGCGTCAGTTGCAGGTTGCCCTGCGCGTCGAACTGCGCCCGTTCCGTCGTGCCCCCGGTGAAGAACCGCATCGTCCCGCCCGCATCGGTGCAGACGATCGACAGCCCGCCGGCGCCGTTGCTGACGATGGCCGCGCCCGCCTGCACGTTATAGGTGGACGTCGTGTAGGTGCTCGCGTACGCCTGGCAGGCGAGGTACGTCGTATCACCGTAGATCATCACCCGGGCGTAGTTGCCCGTGCCGGCGGTCGTGTTTTTCACCTGCAGGGTATTCGCGCCCGTGCCGCCCGCGGTGAAGCTGTGCGTGCCGAACCCCTCGGCGCCCAGTGTGCCGCCGATCAGCACGTGGCCGGCGAGCACTGCATCAATCTTGTCGTAAATGCTGGTGCCAACGAGCGCGGCATTCCAGACCGACACGCCGTCTGTCAGGGTCGCGCGCGAAATCGTGGTGGCGGCCATTAGGACAATCGCTCCAAGAGATCGAGGACTTCGGTGCCGCGGCCGACCGGCGCCGCGACGAACTGCCGGATCCACTGCACGGTGCCCCCGGCCGTGTTCCGGGGCCGCAGCGTGACACGCTGGATCCGCCAGGTGCCGCTGAGCGTGACCGGCGAGGTGAGCGACACACTGATGGTGGCGCCCGGCCAACAGTGCTCCGCGTCGGTGTGGACGCCCTCGACCATCGTGCCGGTGAGCATCGGCACGCCCGCCGACAGCAGCGACAGGTCGCCAGCCGCCACCCCCGCCGCTTCTGCCGCCGTCAGCGTGTCGTCGTCGATAACCCGTGTGGCGATGCCCGAGAACCCGCTGCCGATCTTCGTGGCCAGCGCCGTCTGCGCGGAGGTGTCATTGACCGTGATCACCGGGCGCACACTCGTGCCGGCGGGCCAGTCTTGGCCGAGGCCCGAGATGGTCACCAGCTTCTCGGCGCCGGGCACCGTCGTCGTGCTGCCATAGGTGACGAGGTCGGTGCCCACGTAGACGGTCCCGCCGTCGAGGTCGAAATTGGCCAGGTCATAGACTTCGAGGTAGTTTGTCGCGCTGGCGGCCACACTGGCCCGCAGCGTCGTGCCGGCGGCGATGACGCGCACCCGCGTGGCAATGTCGGTCAACTCGTCGGACCAGCGGAAGTCCGCGATGTTGTTGCTGGTATTGCTGACCGTCACCGTGCCGCCCGACTTGTGATCGGGCGTCTTGAAGATCGAGACGTTCCGATTCGCGTCGATTTCCCAATAGGCGCCGGCTGCCTGCGCGAGCCGCGTCAGGATGGCCGAGGGGCGCTCCTCGTAGATTTCAAAGAGGTCGAGGTCGCCGAGGCTGGACGGAAAGTAGCCCGTGGTGAAATCCCGATTCACCAGCTTGATCACTTTCCGCACGATGTTGTTGATGCCCTGGCTGTAGTAGCGGCCCGTCTGCGTGCTGTAGCGGTCGAACAGCCACCGGTAGTCCGCCACCGTCAGGCTGTAGAGCAAGCGGGTCGAGCGCGGGTCGATGCTCCGCACCACCTGCGTAATGGTGCCGGTGAACCAGAGGACCGTCCCGCTGGCGCCGTCGGCAATCAACTGGACGAACTGCCCGGTCTCCGGGGTCCACCCATTGCCGTAGGCCGTCAGGCGCGCGACACCGGGTTGCCCCAGCGCCAGGACGAACTCGGCGTCGCCCTCCAGCACCGAGGCGGTCCGGTCGGTGCCGCCGATGAGGATCGTTGGGTCGGCGACGTAGCTGTTCAGAACCGCGTGCGTCGCATCCCCGAGCGTGAACCCGAGCGCGGAGGACGCCATTTTAGAACAGCCTCCGCGCCCGCAATTCCCGGCCGAGTTCCGTGGCGACGACCGACGCGAGATGCGACCGGGCCACCTGGCTGTCGAGATAGCCCGCCACGTTGATCGTGACGTTGACGCCACTGCTGGCCGACATGCGCCCCAGCGGGATGACGGCTTCCGGCCCCGCCTCGCCGATGAGCGCCACGGTCGGCCGCGTCACGATACCCCCACGCGCCATCTCCACCTCGGGCACCCGGATGTCCGGCCCGCTGATGCCACTCAGGGCATCCTGCACGCCACGGGCCCCCTGCTGCGCCGCACTCGGCAGGAGGTTCGCCAGCGCGTCCGCAATCGCCATCAGCCGGTCGGTCAGGCCACGCAGCGTCTCGTCCAGCTTGCTCATCGCCTCCGTGACAAGGTCCGCTTGGGTCTTCACCTCCGCGCCCCAGGTCAGCGTCGAGAGGTCCGTGATGGCTTCGCCGTTGGCATTGAGCAGTTTGCCGGCGCGGGCCAGCTCTTCGATGAACGGCCGCATGTTGCTGGGGATCGTCGTGCCGAACGCGATCGACCGCTGCACCAGGGTGCTGATCTCGTCGGCCATGCCGGCGAGGATGCCGCCCATGTCGCCGCCGGCCCGGGCGAGCAGCTCGAGGTCGTTGAGCATCTGCGTGAACGACGTCGTCGCGCCGAGCTGCTCGACTTGCTGCCCGAGGCTCTCCAGGCTGATGCCGTAGCGGCCGGCGGCTTCGACCACCTGACTGTAGGTGGGCACCAGTGATTCGGCGAGCGCCGTGCGCTGCGCTTCGATGTCGGCGATTTGCTGCTGGAGGCCCTTCTGCTCACTCAGCAGTTGGTTCTGCTTCTCGAACGCCGCTGTCAACTCTTTGAACCACTTCTCGCCTTCGACCCCCTGCGACCCCCACGCGGCGGCCAGCGCGTCGCCTGCCGCGCCCATGCTGGCGATGGCTTCGATGCTGCCGTACTGCTGGAGGAGGCCAGCCTGCGTCTGACCGATGCGCCCGGTCGCCTCTCGGTTGGCGATGGCTTGCTGGGACGGGCCAAACAACTTGCCGATGAGGCTGCCGACAATGCCGGCAATCGGGCCGAGGAACGGCGCCGCGGCGCCCAGCACGCCGGCAAACCCGCCCATCCCTGCCAGACCCCCGAACATCGACGATGACCCGAGGATGCCGCCGACGGTGCCGCCGATGGAGCCACCGACCTGAGCGCCTTGCGACCCGCCCGCAACGAGCTGCGACAGCCACGGCATCGCGGCGCCGAGGCCGGCGAGCCCCGCGCCGCCCCAGTTGAACCCCTGCTGGCGCGTGACGTTGGTGCCGCCCCACGCGGTCGCCTGCGGATACTGCGTCAGCCCGAGAAACGGATTGGTGAGGTCGGTGCCGGTGTAGAGGTAGCCGCCGCCGGCCCCTGACGTGCGGCCTGAGTTCAAGAAGGTGGCGAAGTTGCCGGCGCGATTGAAGATGGCGAGCGTCGTATTGGCGGCGGCCTCGGCCTCGGCCTCCAACGCGGCAGACGCGCGCAGGCTCGACCGCGTCAACAGCTTCTGCGCCGCCGTGGTCGCCTTCGCCTGGTCCGTCAGGTCATCGATGGCGAGCTTGATGTCGGTGTCGGACAACCCGAGGCCAAACGGCGCGGCGGTAGGCAAGGCGCCTGGTCCGCCGGGCACCTCAGGCAGCGACCGCGACCCCGCGGTGAATGGGTTGTTCGCCCACCATTGCTTGAACCCGAACGCGCTGCCCGCCGGCCCCATCCCAAACCCGATCGCCCCGGTGTTGCTCGCCCGTGTCGCCAAGGACGTCAGTCCTGATGCCAAGCTGGTCACGACGCCGAGCATCGGTTCCAGCACGGTGGCGAGCAGCACCTTGCCGGCTTGCCACAGCCGCCCGAAGGCATCCCCCGCTTTGTCGAGCGCCGCGATCTGGTCCTCGGTGGCCGCATTGGCCGCATGCACCGACGTCACGAACTCGGCATTGAGAATGCGTGTCAGGTCCAGCCCGCTACGTCCAAAGAGATCCGCGGCGAGCTTGGCCCGCTGCATCGGGTCTTCCACTTCCCCGACCGCGCGCGCAATCGTCAGGAACGCCTGGTCCGGCTTGGACTTGAGTAGCGTGTCCAGTGAGAGGTTCAGCGTCTTCAGCGCGGCGACCGCCGATTTGTCGCCCGAGGCGAGCCGATCCGCCATCATCTGCACCGACTGAGCGATGCGGTCCACGCTCAGGCCCGAGTCCCCCGCCGCGACGCCCAGCTTCTGGATCATCGTGGCGCTGATCCCCGTCTTGGCGCTGAGGTCGGCGATCGCGCCGCCCCAGTCCACCGTGGCCTTGACGGCGGCCAGCGCGGCCCCGCCCGCGACATACCGCCCCACGCTGGCGATCAAGCCGTTGAGGCTGCCGGTGTGCTGCTGCGTCGCAGCCGCCGCCTTGGCCTGCGCCTGCTCAACCTTGGTAACGTTGCGCTCGAGGTCGGCGAACGCCGCGTCCAGCTTCTTCTCGGCCGCCGCCGCGGTCTCCCCCACCGACCGCACAGCCTTGTCCACCCGGCCGAGATTGGCCTCGGCTTCCCGGGTGTTGGCTTCGACGGTCAGCGTGAGATTCATGGCCATCGGCTCATCGCTCCGGCGGCGGCGCGACCGCGTCGTAGATCAGCGCCAACCGCTGCACCAGGTCTTGCACATCGTCGGCCGGCCAGTCCGCGGTGACCGCGCGCAGCGCCCACCCCGCCGTGCCGAAATCCACACAGAACCGCGACCCAATCAGGCGCCACACCTCCCACGCGACCGCGTTCTCCGGCGCCAGCGCGTCGCGCAGCCGGCGATACTCACAGGTGCTGCAGTCGAAGACCTCGGCATCGCCCAGGGCCGCATCGTCCGCGAACTGGCAACACGTCGCCCTGGTCCCCACGTCATGCCACCACGTCGCCCACTCCCGCAGTTGAGCGAAAGGAGTCGTGACGGGCCGCCTCCCGTTCCACGTGATTGACCAGCGCCGCCCGGACCAACGCGCCTTTCCGCAGCGGGTCGAGCAGCGCCTTGTGCGTCGCATCACACGGCGCCTCGGCGTCCCCGACTCGGATCCCCGTCCAGCCCACGACGATCGCGTCGATGAGCACGTTGGCGAAGGTCTCCGCGTCCTCCCGCGAGAGCGGGAGCTCCTCCTTCTTGTGCGTCGTGCGCGAGAACGCATACCGCACGTAGGGCGCCCGCAAGCGGTCCATCTCGCCCGGCGTCAGGCGCCGAATCGTGTAGGTCACCTCCGGGTCCACGTCGCCGAGCGCCGGCTCGTGCGCCGGCAGGTCCGTGTCCGCAATCACCAGCCGCTCGTCGGGCTGGGTCAGCCGCAACGCCATGTGTCAGTCCCCCAGAACGGTCTGCGCCGCCTAGAACGCGACGAGTGATTGCGACGTGACGCGCGTCAGGCGGAACGGGCGCGTGTGGGAGAAACCCGTGGGCGCCGCCGTCGCCTGCTTCGCGCGGAACACCATCGCCGACCGCAGTTGCCCCGCGCCCTGCGCCGCATGGTCTGGCGGCTGCACCGGTTCGAGGTGCGGGAACTCCAACGCGAGGCTCCGCGTGGTCGTGCTGTTGATGTTGAGCCCCGTAAACGTCCACGAGCCCTTGAAGGCCGTGCCCGCCTGATGCGCCGCGTACAGGCTGTTGACGCTAACGGTGTTGGCCCGAGGATACCGCACCGAGAGGGTCACCGTCGGAAAGCCATCGTCCAACGGTTCAATCGTGTAGTTCTGCGCAAACACGGTGGCCGGCGCGAGAGGCCGCGTGAACTCCAGACTGATGTCCTCCACTTCCTGATTGTCGCTGGCGCTGAGGCTCCCCGCGGCTTGGGTGTTCAACCGCAACACCCCTTGCGCACGAAACACGCGATTGGCCAGGGCGGGGGCGACGGCTGACGCCGCGACCGCCGACCGGGTATTGACCGTCGACGCCAGGGTCGATTTCGCGCCGATCAGCGAAATGCGCTTCATCATGACGCCGCCGGTGCCCACGGCCAACCCCCATCCCGCCACTTTCGCGCTCGTCAGTTCCTCAACGATGTTGACTTTGTCGGTCGCGATCGTGATCGCCCGCCCATTCGTGTTCGGCGCCACGTCGATGATGTGCGAGTAGGCCACGAGCGAATTAGTCGCCTGCGACGAGACCACCGTGACCGCATTGGGCGACCCCATCGCCAAAGCCTCAAGGATGTAGTCCGCGTGGTCGTAGTACGCCTGCCCCTGCCACGTCGGGGTGGAGGGCGCGAAGTCCCCCACATCGGCGGGCCCCACGAAGGTCTGCCCAAACGAGACGTCGTCGACGTACGTCGCTGGGGTCGACATCCCCGCATCCGACTCGAAATAGACGCGCCGCGTCACCGAGGTGGGCACACCCCACGAATTGGTGCCGAGCACCCCAAACGCCATCGTGACTTCCCGTCCACTTAGTGGCATCGTCGTCTCTCCGTTAGAGGGTCACCATGTAATCGACCGGCACCGTCAGCCGAAGCATCTGATATGCCGCCCCTGGCGGTTGCGCGATCTCCATCCGACGTCCGGTGTCGGGGACCGCAAAATCTCCCGCCCCCGTCCCGAGCCGCACGATCGCACTGGTCAAACTCGACGCCAGCACCTGCAAGTGACGGTAACTCGCCCGGGGGTCGGCCTGGTCCACCACGAACGCCACCCAGACCTCGAGGTCGTCGATCGCTTCCTCGCTGAACGCAAATCCGCCCACGGTTTGCACGCGCGCCATTTCCACACGGACGCTATCGCCTTCGAGTTGCGCGGGCACGCGGTCGAAATCGAAGAGCGCCGGCGTTTCCTGCAGCGCGAAGGGCGGCGCCGTCACCAGAGACCGGACCGCGTCCAGGATCGTGGCGCTCATGCGCGCTCCATCGTCCAGGCCGTCGCCCCGCGCGCCTCGTCGGCGGTCTGCGCAGCCTCGGTCGTGTCGATCGTGTCGTCTTCGGTCGCCGTGTCGAACTCGCCGCCCAGCAGCGGCAGCACCCGCGCGAGCATCTGATCGGCTTGGCCCTCGTACCAGGTCGCTTTGTCCGTCCAGGGCCCCTCTTGCGTCAACGGCGCGGCCCGAAAGATCTGCGCCAGCGTGCGGCACGTCACCGCCCCGCACAGCCGTGATCGGCGAATCACGCCGACCTGCCCCGCCTTGGCCCCCGTCGGCGCCGCCGAGAGCACCAGACGCGCCCAATAACAGTGAGCGACGGTGCTCAGCGTCCGCACGACCCAGTCCTCCGGCAGCGTCCACGTCAGCGCGCCGCCCCCAGACCACGGGACCCCGCTCGTGGCGCAGGTCCCATCGGACACCGCCACCGGCTTCCACCCATCCCGCCACAGCGACACGGTCAGCGTCGCCGCGGTCGCCGACGGGCTGTCAGCCACGCGCACCGACAGCCCGCGAAACGGCGCCACGTCCCCTACGCACAGGCGAGTGGACGTCGAGGCGAACGCCGTCGCCAGATTCACGTCGTCGCTGGTCTCTGACGTGGCGGCGGCCGTGATGTCCGAGAACGTCCCGGTAGCATCGATGAGCACCGCGGTCGGCTGATACCGCGTGCGAAACCGCTGCGGGTCGAACCCTTGCGCCAGCAACTGCGGCCACAACCAGTCTTCCAACACCTTGGCGCGCAAGTCGGCCCACGCGACCTTGCCGAACATCGACAAGATCTTGGGCTCGTACGCGAGCAGATCCGCGTCGGTGAGCAAGTCGGTCGGGGCCCAACTCATGCCACCACCTCGTCAGCCGTGACCACGGGCGCCGTGTCTGGCGCCTCGAGCTCCATCCCTTTGCGCGCGTCGTCGGCCTGGTGCGCCAGGTGCCGCGCGATCTGGTCTGCCGTCCGCACGCGCAGCCGCTTGGGCTGCGCGCGTCGCCCATTGAGACGGCCCGCGGCCCCCGCGAACGCCAGCTCGTAGGTCCATCCCTCGCCGAGCGCGTCGAGGGCCCCCTCGTAGAAGCGAATCGCCGCCGCGTGATACTTGTTCGTTGGATCGGGGATGCCGGCCTGCTCCGCGATATGCACCGCGAGCCGCAGCATCAACTCCCGCGGGTCGGCCATCGGCAGCGACCAGCGGAACCCGTACCGCTCAACCAGGGTGCGCACGTAGTGCCGCACCACGTCATCCTCAAGGGCATCCGGGGCCGCGCGGAGCAGCAACTCCCGCACGTCGAGCGGCGCATTGAGCGCCCGATCAGGACAGGCCGTGTGGTTCTTCACGAGCAGCGGCAGATTGCGATTCGACTTCCGCCGCCGTGTGTCTTCCACGGGATAGCCGTAGTGCAACACGGCGACATCGGTCAGTTCCATCGCCGGCATGATGTCGGTGTTGGCGTCGCCGTCCTGGGGCTGCTCATGCACCGCGCCGTAGAAGCGCACGCGTGGTCGGCGCGCGAAGAGGCGCACCGGCTTATCGGGTTCGCGCCGGTCGTCGGCCATGAGGTGCTGCTGATGCAGGGCGTACCCCACGAACGGGCCCGCGTCGAGGTAGCGCTTGACCTGGGGCGGCCCCGCCAGTTGCTCGTCAGCGTCGATCCACAGGAACCAGTCGCCCGTGCAGGCGTCCAGCACCGCGTTGCGCGCTTCGGCGAACCCGTGCGGACAGGCCGCGACGGCGGGCAGGGACAGGACGCGCACCTTGCCGCGCGTGTCAAACGCCGTGGCGAGGGCCCGCGTCTCGTCGGTGCTGCCGGTATCGCCGATCACCAGTTCGTCGGCGATGTCGTACACCGATTCGAGACAGCGCCGGATGTTGTTGGCTTCGTTGTAGGTGATGAGCCCCACACTGAGCCGGCGATAGGGGCGGATCGTCTGGACGACCCGGTGCAGATCACGCCGGCCCGTTGGCGCGCCCGACACCGTCCAGGACACGACCCACGTGCCGACGACGTCGCCCTTGGGCGTCTGGCCGTGGTGCAAGGCGTGAACCGCGAGGTTCGCTTTGGCGCCGAACACCTCTTCCAGGTCGGCGGCCTCGAAGTGATGCACATGCCCACGGCGCACGGGTTGCGTGCGTTGGAGCAGATCGATGAATGGCCCGTGCGGCATCGTGGCGACCACGCGCGCGCCCGGCACACAGCCCGCCTCGATGGCGTCGACCAGCGACGCGGTATTCGCGCAATGTTCAAGGAATTCGCCCGCGAACACCGCATCGAAGGGCGCTTGGGTGGCGAGCCAGGCCACGAAGTCCGCATGGACCGCCTGCGTGGCGTAGTCGTACACCGGCAGGCACACAAACGACACGCGGTCTGCGAGCCCCGCGGTCGAGGCCGCCCGGCGCGCGGCGTCGATGTTGCCCTGGGCGTAGTCCACGCCGACCACCGTCAGCGTCGGATGGTCCTGGGCGAACTTCAGCGCGCCGGCGCCATTGCCGCAGGCGACGTCCAGGAGGCGGGTGGCGTGGGCCCACGACGGCGAGGCGACCTGAAACCGGGGTTCGGCCTGGCCTTCGGCGATCGGGTCCGGGCGCGCGCCCTCGGCATACTGCTCGGCGGTCTGGTCCTCGCCGGCCAGCACCCGCGCGATGCGGGCCTGCGCCGCGTCACGATCGGCGCTGGGCGGCACCTCAGCGATCCACGACGCCGCCGCGACGTGATCATCGACGGCCAGCAGCGCCTCGAGCACACGCGCCGGGGCGGCGAGGGCGCGGGCCGTGAGCGTCTGGGTGATCTCGGTCTCCCAGTGCTCGGCGATCGCGTCGTACGTGTAGGCCGGCGTGACGTGCGCGCGGCCCCTCTCGACCTGCGTGCGGTAGTCGCGCGACTGGCGCGCGCACCCGTCGAGCGCGCGCACCACGGCCTCGACAGACGCCGCCTGATAGGCCGACGTCGTGGCATCCCCCTCCACGCAGACGGCGTGGGGCGCGGTCTCCGGCAGGGCGCCGCGCGCACTCAGGACCAGCGGCGTGCCGCACGCTTGCGCTTCGATCGCGGCGATGCATGAGGTCTCGGCGAACGTCGCAATGCCGGGATACCACATCACCGCGGCCTCGGCGATCTCGCGGTACAGGTCGGCCTTGCCCAGCGACCCCAGCCACGTGATCCCGCCGATCTGGTTGTTGATCTGCGCGACCAGCTGGTCGTACTGATCGCACGTGCGACGCACCTCCGTGCCTTCGCCGTCATACATCGACTGGTAGCGGCACAGGCGCAACTCGGCCTCGGGCACCCGGGCCTTGAGGGCTGGCCACATCGCCAGCAGCGGACCGAGCCCACGCTCGGGCCGACTGACGTGAATGATGCGCGCCGGCGCCTTGACCACCTGACGGGCGTCAGGCACCCACCGCGGATCGTAGCCGTTGCGCGTCACCCACCCCAGCGACGCGAGGTCGGGCGCCAACGTGTCCCACTGGCGCCGGTGGTATTGGCTCACATAGGCGACCCGGTCCACCGACCAGCAGTTGCCGATGATGGTCGCCACCTGCCCGCGGGGGTAGTCCTGCAGCAGATCCTGATTCCAGAGGATGCGATACCGCGCGGGGAGGCTGTCGCCCAGAAACGGGTCGAGCATCCGCAACGCGGTGAACACCTCCCACGTGTGGTGCAGGTAATCACGGCGGCAGGCGACCGACGGCTCCCACGTCACGCCCTCGGCATCGGTCCAGCCGTGGCAGTCCTCGGCGAGGTCGTACACGAACACGATCACGCGATGCCCGCGCCGCGCGAGGGCCTGCGCCAGCCCGACACACGCCGACTCGGAGCCCCCCAGGCTCGCCGCCCCGGTGAGATGCCCCCGCGTGATGGGCACCGACCGCAGGTAGAACCCCCAGCGCATTACCGCGCCCCCCGACGCGCTGGCACGGCGACGTCCAGCGATGCGTCTCGTCCTGCGTCCCCCTCGGCGGCGCGCCGAGCCGCCAGCTCGTCGAGTAACGGCTGAATCTCCTCGCGCAAGGCGCGCTGCCAGCGCCCGAAGGCGTGCGGCTGCACGTCTCGCGCCCGACAGATTTCCTCAATCAAGGGATGCATAGTGCCGTGTCTCCGTCCTTCCCCCCAGCATCCCGGCGGGCCGATGAGGAATCGCGCCCGCCGGGCATGACCAGGACGTGCCGGGCGAGGCCCGGCCACGCCAGCGACTACGACGTCGCGACGTAGCGGCCGATGCCAGCTTCGTGATGCACTTCGACGGAGTATTCGCCGACGAGCTGGACCTTGACGTTGTCGCCCTGCTGCCCCATGACCTGGCGCCTCCAGGGGCGGAACTGCACGGGCCGGACCCGCTCACGCGGGATCAGCAGGAGTTCCTTGGACAACAGCCCGCGCGACAGAAACACCTCGGCGGCGCCAAACGGGCCGGTGTACTGCCGGACGACCCGCTTGAAGCCTTCGACGTTCTGGCTGTCGTAGACCTTGGTGTCGTTGAGGTTGGAGATGTCGCGGAAAAACTGGTCACCGGCCACGATGCCCCAGGTCTCCGTCTGCGACGCGCCGTTGATCCAGCACGCCTGGAACAGGTTGCCGAGGTAGAGATGGGGATTCGCCGTGAACGAGGCCGCGCTCGACGCCACCGACGAGTTGACCGACGTCAGATGCGCGCGAATGCCCTTCATCGTGCGCGTCGTGGTCGTCGTGCCCAGCGAGTTCGCGCCGTTCAGCTTGCCGCGCACGATCTCGGTCTCCAGTTGGAATGGCAACTCGCGCATCGCGTTCGCCTCGGCATCGGCGAAGGCGTGGGCCCCGAGCACGCCCTGCTCGAGCTGCGACCCACTCGCGGCGAGCGGAATCTTGAAGTAGCCAACGGTGTTGTACTTCACGGTGCCCAACCGCGCCGTGTGCTCGCCGCTGTGGTCGCTGCCTTCCACCCCGGCCGCGACCCGCACGCGCAGGGTGCCCCCGACGACGAGCGATCCCGTCGTGCCCGCATCGTAGGCGCGCGCGACCAGAATCGAGTTGGGGCCGGGAATCGACGTGACCTGCATCAGCTCCGGCGTGGCGCCTTCGTTCTCCAGGATCGTCCCCACGGTCAGCGCCGTGCCGAGCCCGTTGATCGTGATGCCGGTCGCGGCCGTCGCCGAGTTCACCGCGGTCGAGACCGTGATGTAGTTCGGCAACATGAAGTTCTCGACGTAGCCGTGCGTGATGTTGCCAGACGGCTTGTAGCCGCCGCCTTCGAGCAGCCACGCGAGAAACGGCGCGGTCTTGACGTTGAGCGCCTGGACGCCATCGTTGATGTTCTCGCTGGCGAGGGCGGCCGTAATCAAATCGTAGGTGGTGCGTCCGGACATAGCCATCGGTGATTACTCCTGCAGCGCGAGCTTGGCTTCTTGTAACGCCTTGAGGGTCTCCCCATTCTGCACGCGCTGCCATTGGGCCAACGCAGCGTCATACGCCGCGCGAGCTGAGATTGTCGTGCCAGTGCTAGCAAAGGCCCCGCCCCGGGCTCCGCCCCCCGCTTGGGGCGCCCGCCGGAAGTAGGGCTTCTTGTCGAGAGTGGCCTTGACGAGTTCATCAATGGTCAGGTCCGTGGGCTCGCCCTTGTCGTCCAGCACCACGACCTGCAGGTCGTCATTGATGGCCACGCGGCGGTCGAGTAGGGCCTCGATGTCTTCGAGGGACTCTTCGCGCGCCTCATACCGGAGCGCCGCCGCGCGGATCTCAGCGCCCGTCAACTGCACGATGCGCTGCGTGCGGCGTTCGATGGCGGTCTCGGCGTCCTTGAACTTGCGCGTCCAGTCCTCCTCGCGCATCTTCAGGGCTTCCTCGTACCGCTTCTCGCGCTCGGCTTCGCCGACTTTGAATCGCTGGTTCTCCTCTTCGAGTTGGCGCACGCGCTCGCGGTCCACCGGATCGGCGATCGGGGCGCTCTTCGCTTCGAACCGCTTGGCGACCTGGGCGATCTTGGCGTCCAGGAACTTCTGCAGCGGGTCGGGGAGCGCGCCGATGGTGCCGTCGTCGTTCATCGGCACGGTGATCGCGGTGGGTTTCTCGTCTGGCATCGTCTCTCGTCCTTCCGGCGCGTCACGCCTGCCGGTGGCTGCACGGGTTCAACGCCCCCGCGCGGGCTGGGGTGGACCTACTTGCTTCTGCGACTCCACAAAGACTTACTCGTCCTGAGTGTGATTCGCGTTGCTAACTCCTGAACGGCATCGACAGGGTTGGAGGTCTTGGTGGCGACGTCATGCAACAACGTAGTGGCGCGCGATTTCATGGCCTTGGAATACCGCCCACGTGCCACCCGCCCGGCGAGTTCCTGTGCAGCATCAACAGGGTCTGTTGAGCCAGATCCCACATCCGCTAGCACACGGGATACTGGCTTGCGCCGCGCAGCGGCCTTCCGCGCTTTCAGCGTCCCGCTCGCCAACTTGCCGAAGAACGCCTTGCGCTGATCGTCCGAGTCGAATCCGCCTGCCATGTCCGTTTTACCCCCCAGCCGCTCGCAGCCGCCGTTGGATCCGCGTCTGCAGCGCCGCGGCCAAGGCACTCAGGTCCGCGTCCGTCGCGCCGAGAAATGCCCGCTTCACCCGTCCCCGCCCCGCCCCCAGCACCTGGTGATACAGCGCCTTCTGCTCCGGCGTCTTCTCGCGCGACTGCTGGATGAACGTCCCGCGATTCACGCGAGGACGTTGCCCCCTGTGTGTCATCGCTTCCACCCCAGCGTCACACGGCGCTCGGTGACATCGACGACCGTCAGGTTGTTGAGCAGCTCGCCCGAGATCTGCAGATCGACGCGCGTGGTGCCGAGCGCGTCGCTCTTGCGCTTCGCGTAGCCCGCTGAGTAGCCCGCGAAGGGCTGCCCCTCGGCATCCTGCCCCGCCAGCGTGCGGCGCCGAATCCGCTCAATCAGCAACTTGCCCAGGCTCTCCATGTCTTCGCGCGTCGCGAGCGGCCCCAGCAGCGACCGGAACGATTGCCGCAGATGGATGGGCATCACGCCGCCCTCGCCCGTTTCACGGGCCGCACGTCCCGCAACGCCTCGACCACCTCGGGCGCCCGCGCGCCCGTGTTGGCCAGTGGCGCCAACTCCGACACGTCGGACAGCGGCATCCAGATGTGCCGGCAATTCCACCCGCCGCCCGTCAGGAACACGTCGAGCCGCTGCCCGTTGTCGAGCTTGTCGATCGCCGCCCGCGTGAACACCTGCCCCACGTGGTCCGCGCAGAACGGCCGCATCTTGGCGTCCACCGGGCCGGCGTAGAAAAACACCTCCCCGGCCTCGCCCGTGCTCGCCTCGGCCTCCCAGATCCGCGTGTAGGTGGCCGTCGCGGTGTCATAGAGCGTCCGCACCTCCCGCACTTCGAGGTCCAGCGTCTCGGCGAGCCGTTCGAGCAACACCGGCGTCGGCGCCTCGCTGAGCACGCCATCCCGCACCGCGCGATAGAGCGCCTGCGCGATCACGTCGCCCTGGTGGAGCAGGTCGGTCGTCGCGAGCACGCGCAGGGTATCGAGCCGCTGAGCGATCGCCGACGTGACGAACCGCGAGACCTGGCCGCCCACCGTCGTGCGCCGCACGGTGGCGATCACACGGTCGAGGCCCGCGCGCACCGCCGTCTCGGCGAGGTCGTCGTAGCCGGCCGCCCGCAACGCCTCGCGCATCTGGTCACGCAACGCCGCGACCCGGGCCGCCTCGGCCAGTCGCGTACGCCGGCCCGCTCGCGGCCCCTCCATCGCGGCCACGACGAGGCGCGTCAGACGCCGCTCGGTGCCACGCAGCACGTCGGCCAGCTCGGCGGCGAAGGCCTCGCTGAGCGTGTCGATGAGCGCCGCGAGCCGCTCGGCCGCCGACAGCAGGTGCCGGGTCTCCTCAGGCATCGGCGTCGTCCTCGGCGTCATCCGCCGGCGCCTTGCCGAACGCCTGGCTCATCGCGGTCATGCGGTCCTGCCGTTCAACTTCCGGGTCTGGCATGGCGTCGATGTCGGCGTGCGCTTGCTGGACCACGTCCTCCCGCTCGGCAGCCAGCAGTTTGCTCACCAGCGCCTTTCGCACGCTCGCCTCGGCGGTCTTGCCCAGTCGCAGCGACAACGCCAGTTGCGCGCGCGTCAACGTGTCGTCGAGCACTTCGCTATCGAAGGTGTCGGGATAGGCGATCGTGACGCGCGCGTCCTCCCACTCAGCCTCCCAGCGCGAGCCGTAGGTGGCGCGAAACCACAGTTCCGCGAGCGCCACGTCCGCCTGCTCGACGTAGTCGGCATAGGTGGCGAGCGTCTGGTTCAGGTCTTCGCGCTTCAGGCGGCGACTGTCGGCGGCCTCGGCGTCCCGGCTGTCGGCCTCCCAGGGCAAGCCGGCCATCCGGAACATCGCCCGCTCCAGCCGTTCGCGCTCCTCCGCGTAGGCATCGACGTTGGCTTTGTCGGGCGAAAGGAACGACGCGGCCAACGGCGTGAACGCGACGTTGGCGGTGCCGGCGACCTGGCCTAGCATCGCCTGCGCATCGGTGACCTGCACCGCATCGGGCCCGGTCCCGAGCGGCACGTTGAGCAACGCGAACGTCTGCTTGCGAAGCAGCTCCCGGTGCTCGGAAATGAGGTTGTAGTGGTCGATGATGACCTTGGGGTCCCCCAGCACCGACTGGCCCACCACGGGCGTGAGCATCGGCCGAGTGCCGTAGAGCACCACGACGGGGAGCGCGCCCTGGTAGTCATGCGCGCCACTGGCGACGGCCGTGCGGTCCACGCGGCCATCGACCGTGCGGGTTTGCACCGTCCAGCCCTCGGCCGTCACGTCGCGGATCTGCGTGCCGGTCTCGCCGTCGAACGTGGTGCGTGGGACCGCCTCCACGAGGCGCACGGCCGTCAGCGTGCCCGTGTCATCGGTCAGCCAGTCGGGCACGTCCAACGGGCTGTAGACCCGTAGGTAGGGCGCCGCGGCATCGGCCGCCGTGGTCGCCGCCGTGGCCGGCCGGTCGAAGAGCAGGAACACGTGGCCGAAGGTCGCCGCGCCATCCCAGGCTCGCCGCAGGAACTCGTCAATCGGGGTACCGTGCCCATCGACGTCCTCCCACCACAACGCCAGCGGATGTGGCGTCGCGGCGTCGGCGGGGCCCACACGGCGAATCGGCGGAAGGCGGAACAGGCCGCCCGCCAGCAGCCCGAGGATGGTGCGCGGCCAGTGCTCGTAGCGCGCCAGCGTGCGGCGCTCCAGTAGCTTCTTGGTGGGCTTGGTGGGCGTGTCGAGCTGGTGGTCGAGATACTCGCGCGGGTGCGCGACCAGGTAGGTGCCGTCGGCAAAGCCGCCGGTGCCCTCGACGGCGTACGCGAGTTTCTCCCACGACGCCTTGAGCTTGTCGTAGATCGGGTGCGCCCGATAGAGCACGGGCGTGCTGGTGCTGGTGCTGACGTAGTCGGCCATCAGTCCCCGCGGGCGGCCACCTCGATCGACGGGTGCGCGCGTCACCCGTCGGGATGAGGTATCACGGGCCTTTGGCCCCGCGACGGTAGCCTACGAGGCCCGGGGGCGGGGTGTAGGACAGGGGGTGGGCGTGTTGACCGGGAAGGTCGGGACCGGCTCGTCGTAGAGGTCGGCCAGATAGAGCGCCACGGCTTCGCGCACCAGTGTGGAGAGGGGCACGCCCACCTCGGCGGCCGCCGCCTGGAGCTGCTCGAGGTCCATCACGGTGACGCGGAAGCGCAGGACGCGACTGGCCATCTACCGCTCCGGGGGCCGTTGCCAGCAGGCCGGACACAGCCGCCACGGACGCAGCGTCCCCTGCCGGATGGGCCGTGTCATGCGAACCGCTCCAGCCAGGTCGCTTGCAGCGGCACGACCTTGCGCGCCGGCCACTCCATCTCCACCCAGTAGCCCAGCGCGTCGGAGATGTGCGTCAGCATCGGGTTGGACTTGTCGAGGTCGCCGTTGGCCGCGAACGTGACCTGCTCCAGATCGGCGATGAGATGGCGGCACGACGGGTCGAGGCAGGCGTGCCGCGTGCCGTCCATCGTCTCGCAGCGCCCGTTGACCGCCGAGACGCGGTCGCGCACGTGCGGCGCCCGGGACCGGATGCGCCAGATGGCCCGGGGGAACACGTCGCGCACCACGGCGTGGTCACTGGGGCCCGTGGTCTTGCGCGCCGTGCCGGCGGGGTCGCCGTAGATGGCGACGGGGCCCGTCCAGCCCACCTGTTCAAGCAGCGCCCGGGCTTGCCGCGCACACGCCCGGGTCGCCTCGCCGCCGGCGTGCGCCGTCCACACCTCGCGCCAGACCTGCAGTGTGTCACCCAGCTTCTGGCCGATGACGCACGTGGCGGGCTCGACGTTGAAGTCAAAGCTGACGCACACCTCGACGGCCGGCGTCAGCGTGACGGGCGCGACATGCAGGGTGCGGTCGAAGGCGTAGTAGGCCCGCCCGGAGACGGACTCGAACGACGCCTCGAACTCCTGCCGGAACGTGCGTGGGTCGAGCTGGGACCGGGCGGCTTCGACTTCGACGGGGTCGAGGTGCGGGTTGTCGATCGTGCGGAACTGCCACGCCTGCCAGCCGGCGGCGCCGTCCATCGCCAGGCGGTAGAGGTCGTAGAAGTGGTTGTAGGCTTTCGGCGTCCCGAGGAACAGCGCCGAGCCTTTGGTGTCGGCGAGCGCGGGGCGGATGACCTCGGTCCATGCCTCGGGCGCCATGTCGGCATACTCGTCGATCACGACGTGCCAGGGGCCGCGGCCCCGCAGGCTGTCGGGGTCTTCGGCGCCAAGCACTTGAATCAACGCGCCGTTCACGAGTTGAATTTCAAGATTCGTCTCATTGGGCGGCTTGCGCCACATGTCTGGCGTGATGAGTTGCTTCAACGGACGCCAGAAGATATCCCTTGCCATTACGCGCGTCGGGGCGACATACCAGATGCGATCATTGGATGTCTTGGAGTCACACGCTTTGGCAGCACAGAGGATGTCGAGACCACCAAGGGTCGTTTTGCCGAATCGTCTTCCAGCCACGGCGACTCGAAACCTCGCTCGGCCAGGCTCTATGATCTGGTCGGTTCCACTGCGAGAGATATTCCAGCCAGCCCCGATCACCGCTCGCTGAAACCGATGCGGCCTAATCGTTGGCATCACGCATGTCGATGATCAGCGGCAACGGCTTTCGTCCATCCTCAATCGCCAAGGTCTCACGCGGCTTGCCGTACCCGTAGTGGTAGTAGAGCGTTTCCAAGTGTGGGGCCTCACCAGCCAGAACACGCCGCGCGGCGCTTTGACGGTAATTCTCGGACGAGAGAAACTCCCGACAGAACGCTTTGATGTCTTGGGTGGCCTTGTTGGGCACCCCCTTCGCCCGCCCAGGTCCGGTGCGGACGCCTCGGGGAAACGGTCGGCCACGAATCGCCATAGTTCCACCTCACTTTCTGGCCGCGGCAGAGTGACTCGCTCTGCCGGGGTCGGCCGTGGCGGCAGCGGCAGCGGTCCGGCGCCGGGCACGTCGTCGCTAGGCCGTCTGGCTGGCTCGTAGGGACGCGCAGGCGTCCGGCCATGCACGCGTAGCCACTCAGCCAGCGATCGCAGCCCGAGCGCCAGCCAGGCGCCCGGGACAGCCACGGCAGCCGTCAGCGTCGCCACGACGACGGCCAGCCCCAGCACCACGGCGGCCAGCCAGCGGATCACCGGACGAGCTCCCCGGCGACCCGCAGCGCCTCGTCCACGGACCCGATGATGCGGTAGACCTGGGGGGCCCGCAGCAGCAGGGCCGCCTCCGAGTCGGTCAGCTGGCGCTTGGACGGCGCCTTGTGCCCGTCCTTCACCTCGACCACCCGGCAGCGGTCGCCCCGGATGACCACCAGGTCGCAGCCCAACCCGGCGGCGGCCGAGACGTCGAGCACCAGGCACCCGGCCGCCTCGAGCGCCTGGCGGATGGCGCGGTGTGGACCATCGACGCGGCGCGCGTAGCGGCTCATGCCGCCCTCCGCGCCTTGGCCCGCTTCACCCGGGCGGCCCGCCGGGCCTGATATGCCGCGCGCATCGCCTGCCCCTTCGGGCACTCGCACCACACGTGGGTGCCCCGCAGCGGATGGACGCGCCAGCCGGTGTCGTCGCAGAGCTGGCAGTCGGACGGACTAGGACGCATGGGCCACCTCGGCTTCCTCGGCGCGCATCTCCGCGAGGCTGCGGTCCCGGTGCTCCGTCAGCGTGCGGCAGGGTGGCGTATGGCCGCACCCGCCACTTGCCGCCTGGGGCGTGCGGTCGTCGTATTTGCCCTCCAGCACCTTGGCGGCCGTATCCGGCTGCAGCACGAAGTCAATGTCAGCGTGCCACCCGCGGGCGTTTTGGCCCCGGCAGAACGCTGACGCCTCGATGCGCCGGAACACCTCCTGCCAGTCTTCCAGCGACCGCTCCCGCAAGCGGGCCGTGATGGCCGTGCGGCGACGGGCGGTGATTTCCCGGCAGCGGCCAATGGGTGGCGTGGTGAGGTCGTTCCAGGCGGCGACGAACGCCTCGACCTTCGACGGTGCCTTGCTGGGGGACAACGGTTCGACAACGGTGTCGGCACCGTTGGGAGACGGTGAGGCAACTTTCGACTTGTCGAAAGTCACCTCCCTTCCTCTTCCTTTCCCTACCCCTTCCGGTAAGGGGGGTGCCGGGGGGAGAGGGGGCGGGTCGGGGGGCGGGGGGTAACTGCTCTCTGGCTCGGTGGGGTGGGGACGCTGGTGCTTGTCCCAGGTTCGCACCTGCAGGTAGCGGCCCCCGTCGATGGCGTAGCGCACGAGGAAGTGGGCAGCGACCAAGCGGGCGAGGATGGCGTCGAAGTCGGCGTCGTCGTAGGGCAGCAGCAGCACTTTCAGGCGCCGGGGCCGGTCCTCGAGGCGCCCGGCCTTGTCGGCCTGGGTCCAGAGGCCGATGTAGACGAGGCGGTCGAGCGCCGGCAAGGCCGCCACGTCCTCATCGTGGAAGAACTCGGGCTTGATCGTGCGGATGCGCGCCATCCTACTGTTCCGTGGTTGCACGACTCGCACGGTAGGCCTCCCGCCGTGCGATGTACTGCCGGCTAACTTCGTCTTGGCAGTAGTTCATCACTTCGTCAGCGCATCGAAGTGGGCGCCTCCACACTTCGCTTCCTGCAAAGTGAAACACCTTCCATCCGTCAGCTTGCAGCAGTCTGTCGCGCCAATTCCTTTTGGCCACTTGCTCCTTCGTCCGTTCATGAAACTCATGCCCATCAAGTTCGACGGCGACTTTGTCGCACCACGCACTGTCAAACCCTGGATACGGCGATCTGAATTCCCCAAAATGCACCCTAAAATCCAGCCTCACGACCTGATCGCCGATCGAGACCTCGCACTGAGGCTCCAGTTGACAAAAGAAATGAGTCGAATCGCCAAACAATCGCCAGTTCAATTCCCATGCCCCAGCGAACAGGGCTTCGATCGGACTTTCGTTCGGCCCGTTCACACCGAACACCTCATCCTTCACGATGGCGTCGATGGCGCGATGGGCTTCTGGCAAAAGCCTCTCTATTAACTCTTGAACAGCGAACTCTGAAGTAGACTGGACGTCAGCCATGCCGCCGCGCCTCCTATGCGCGTGGGTGTGGTCAGGGACGTTCGACGGCACCACCCGTCGTTCGTCCCGCCTATTTTCGCATGACCACGGCTGCAGTTCCATCACGTATCCAGCCCATCCTCAAGCCACACAACTGCGATCCTGTCCGCGCCGAACATCGCGGCCACCTGGTCCCGCGTTGCCCCACGACCGGCATACTGACCCACGACCAGCACCCGCCGACCCGTCGTGTCCCACCGTTTCATCGCGCGCAACACCGCAGGGAAGTCATCGCCGAGACTCGGCTTGACCTCGATTGAGACCGTCACGCTGGCCCACCACGTCGCCATGATCCGGCACTCAAGCACCACGTCCACACCACCAACCTCAAAGGCGCGATGTGACACCTTCCAGACGCAATCCGGAACCACTTCAGCCTTCAGCGCCTGCAACTGCGCGGTCGCCTCAGCCACCCGCAGTGCCTTCGGCGGCCACTCACACCACCCCTGTTTGACGCGCTTCTCTATCTCTTTCGCTTCCTCGACC